ATCATTATTTACAAAATACAGAGATACCAAGTTGTTTTATTGATGTATGTTTAATGGAGGGAACTTATGGATTGGCTAAAAGACAGACCAAAAAGAAACGCTCATATGACATCAAATTGCTTGAGTCCGCGATAAACACAGTTATCGAGCGTAAAGGCACGGTACTTCTCCCCTGTTTCAGTTTTAGCCGCACACAAGAATTACTTACAACATTATACGAAATTTATGGCGCACAGAAGAATTTCTGTACGCCTATTTTTATTGATTCAATGTTGAGTTGTGAAATATCAAAAATGTATTCGCACTTGCTTGATGGAGATAACGCTGAAAAATGGCGGAAAGTTTCTGAATGGGAGAATGTGCATTTCATTGTAGATAAAGACGAATCCAATAATGTTATTGCAAACCGTATGCCAAAGATAATTATTTCTTCTTCTGGATTTTGCACAAACGGCAGAATCGTCGGATATTTGAAAAAATATTTACGCGACCCAAACTCAATGGTTATCTTTTCTGGCTACACAGGCGATAACCCGTCATACTTGTCTTATCGGATTAAGAATTATCGTGATAACAAGTTCATTAAGATAAATGGCGAACAAGTGCCAAACCGCGCGGATTGTATAAACCTCACGACTTTCAGTAGCCACGCAAGTTTCAACGATTTGGTGAAATACGGAAGTTCACTGAATACAAACAAGTTGGTTTTGGTACACGGCGCGGCAGATGCCAAAAAGTGTTTGGCTGAGAAATTAGAAGAAGAAATATCGAAAAATGATAAAACATATCGTGTCATTCAATCCTTTAAGGGAATGATGATACATTTATAGGAGATACATTATGGTTGAGAATATTGAAGAAATGCGAGATATAGAAGAATCGTTTTCTTATGATTATAACGATAAATTCATAATGGAAGATAATCTTGACAGAAGGATTTATCTTAATTCTGAAATAAACGAAAGCGCGGTTGACGTAATTGTATATCAAATTATGCGTTGCAATCGTTTAGATAGAGATATTGACATTGAAGATAGAGAACCGATAAGGCTGTATATAAATAGCCCCGGCGGTTCAGTAATTGACGGTTTTTCACTCATTGACTGTATCAAATTATCAAAAACGCCCGTTTATACAATCAATTTGGGAATGTGTTTTTCTATGGCTTTATTAGTTTTTATGGCGGGTCATAAGAGATTTAGTTTCCCGCACAGTGAATTTCTATTGCACGACGGGCAAAGTTCAGATGCTAACAGCACAGCAAAAGTGAAAGACTATTTAGATTTTTCAATTAACCAAATTGAAAAGATGACCAAAGATTATGTTATTGCACAATCCGCGATTTCGGGGGATAGCTTCGACAATAATTATCGGAGAGAATGGTATTTCCTACCCAAAGAAGGCAAAGATATTGGTGTTGTGGATTACATAGTCGGTCAAGATTGTGATATGGATGAAATTTTATAGGTTTGCGGATATTCTTTCCGCTAAACTTCAAGAAAGGTGGAAAGAGATTGTTTAGAAGATTTGAGGATGAAAACGAACAGAATTATTTATGGCGACTTGGACAAGCCAAAGACAATGGATTAGTTGAATATAGTTGGGATGATATTGCCGATATTATGAACAAAGAATTTAGAGACGATGTTTCAGATTATCGTAGTGAAGCGGCATATAGGAAACCATATCAACAAGCAAAGTGTTTTTATGAATCTGGCGTGTTTAAGGATTTTTCGCAAGAGCAGTACATCGAGGAATTAAGAGAAGCCAAGCAAGAGGTCAGAAAAGCAAAGCAACAATTATTCGACGAGCGCACAGCTTATAACAAGTCACTCCGTGAACAAGCTCGTCGCGAATCAATGTTTGACATTGTAAAACGTGCTATTGAGGAATACCGCCCGATTAGATTTGACTATCAGCCGCCAACTACGCGGAAGGGCGATAACGACCTGATTATTCATTTAACGGACATTCATTGCGGAGTTAATATCAATTCACCAATGAATCAGTTTAATACTGAAATCTTGAAAGAGCGTTTACAAAAATATCTCGATGAGATTATTGAAATCCAAAGAATGTATCAGTCGGAAAATGCTTACCTGATTTTGGGCGGTGACAATATTAGTGGCATCATCCACTTAAATGCACGGATTGAAGCCAAAGAAAATATTATTACTCAGATTATGGTCGTTACAGATTTGATAAGCGACTTCATTTATGAACTGAGTAAAGTCTTTAATAAAGTCGAAGTACATACAACCGCAGGAAATCATTCACGCTCAACCGCGAGTAAGGAAGAAACCATAAAAGGCGAGAATTTTGATTTATTAGTTCCCTACATTTGTGGAAAAGACTTGAAAAACGTTGAGAATGTTGAATTTGTCAGCAATTATCTTGATTGCGATATAGCTACTTTTATGGTTAGAGGGCATATGGTTTATGCCACGCACGGCGATAAAGATACCGTCAAGAACGTGGTTTATCATATGACAAATTTTGCGCGGAAAGCTAAACTGCCGCTGCCGGATATGTGTTATTTAGGACATAGACACACAAATTCGATGGAAACCATAGACGATGTTAAGGTTATTCAGAGCGGCTGCGTTGACGGTATGGATAGTTACACAATAGACTCAAGACTCGTCGGCACACCAGAGCAAACTGTTACTGTGGTTACAGAAAAACATAGAGTGAAAGCATTATGCGATATTCCACTTGATTAAAAGGAGAGAGAAAAAATGGGAAAGAATGAGATTGTTAAACAATTAGCCGAGCGAATTGACGGAAATATTACCGAAGAAACTATTAAAGGCAGATTAGCTGAAGCTATTAAAGAATTAAAATCCAAAATTAAAGCTAGTTCACTTAAAAAAGAAGAAAAAGATATGTTTGGAGATACAGTAGATAATACTATTCAAATTAAGCCACAGTCCGATGGAACTTTTCCTATTCCAATTTCCTGTTTAAAAAATGATAAATATGATCCTTTTGGAGGAGATACGATTAAAACAATTACAAATGAAGAAACAATAAAGGCTGGTGATAATATTTTAGATATTTTAAGTGGAAAGACAACTGAAACTATGCCTCTTTCAGTGGCAAATCCTGATAATAAAAATGCTACAATAGA